TTTTAGTGAGTCCGATATCTGGGCAATGATGTCCTCGGCCTCGTCGCTGTCGGTTGTGTAGATTGCGTCATACTCCAGTACTAGGGTTACGCGCATCCCTTTTGCTATTGATTTCATTCATCTTCTCCTTTGTTTAAATAGACTGTCCCGAGGTATCCAATTTGAGTGCCAGCCCATACTAGGCCACCCTGAAATAGCCAGCCCCCTCTGTCCCAACAAGTGATTAAGGTTATTGTGGCTAGTACTGCAATGCCGATGTCGGCAATAACTTGGCTTTTTGTGGTTTGATATTCGGTGTTCATGTGCGTTGCTCCTTGGGGTTAGTCTGTTTGAGCGTTGTATGTACCGCCGTAGTGGTAACGAACTGATACGCGCCTTTGTTATATTCTTGAATCACAGTCCAAGAACTGCGCTCCTGCCTAGCGGACTCTTCACCGCACAGTAGGCACAAACGATAGCCGAGGTTGTTGCGCTCGGGCTCGATGTCGTCACCGCACTCACGGCAGACGAACAAAAGTTTTTTAACATTACTCATAAACTAACCTTTCTGATATAAAGATAACAACGTAACACAAAGATATGCAAACTTCTTATTAGCTGCTTTCACTTCCAACTCCCTAACTTCAAGCCCCAGTATACCACAATGTTATGTAACTGTCAAGGATTCGGTGTTGTGTGTGCTTTGTTACGTTTTAGTTTGAGTGGTTGGGCAATGTTACGATTTGGTGGAATCGGAGTGTTATATTTTAGGGGCAAAAGTTACGTTATGAAAAGCAGAATGTAACAAAAGAAAAGTGGGCTAAGTTGTTGATTCTAAAGATAAAAAAATGTAACAATATATATAAAGTTATAAAGTTATAATGTTACAGGGGTATTGAAAAGTCTACCAACTTCTTTTTAGGTGTGTGGTACGATTTGCTTAGCACTTGCTGACTTGCTCAAGTTGGTGGAACTTCATACATGTGCTGTAACATTATAACATATAACATTGCTTATAAATCAACAACTTACGTGTGATACGATATAACATTACCCCAAAAAACATAACATTAAGCAATGTTACATAACAAAGCACTTTGGTTGCCCAATTTCGACGTGTGCACGGGAACTGGTGCAACTCCAGCCAAAGTAGCTGGAATAGATTTCAGGGCTGAAAACAAATAGGCGCAAAAAAACCCGCCGAAGCGGGCTTGAAGGGCTAGGGGCTTTCGCCCCTAGGGTTTACACTTAGGTCAACTCTTTGATAACTGCGCGAAGCATAGCGACAACTTCAGGTGCATCGAAGTCGATTTTACTTTCAGGTGCTTTTTTGATTCGGTCAATTTGCGCCGTTAGTGCTTCAGCGATGGATTCACCTAGGGTCAATTGAGTCTGAGCACCGCCGGATTCGCGTGCTTCATGGGCCTTCAAGTGCTTGCGTAACGTGCCCCGATGTTGCCCCGTCTTAACGATGTAGGCCTTGCGAATATCGCGGTCGTCTTGAAGCATTCCTACTAACGATGTAGCAGCAAGTAAATTCTGCACGCGCTCGGAGAACGCTGTCACAATAATAGAATCTACTTTCTTGATGATGTCAACATCGCCGCCCTTGGCGACATCCTGAAGCATAGTCCAGCGCACGCCCTTCATGTAGAGCGCGTCAGCGGCGGTTATCCATTTTCCGTCGGCGGCGGTTTGAGCGTTAACGGCGAGTACAATTTTGCTAGCGACTTCGCCGGACAATGCGGCTACGATAGCGGGCGCAGCGTGAATGGCGGGTTTGATAATAGCTGACATAATAAATAGTCCTTCAAAAAAATCTAACTAACTCTAATTACTTAGGGCGATTTCCCTAAGTGCTTGTATTATCTCAGATACCCTTTGCACTGTCAAATAAACAAGATTTTTTTCAGGCACGAAATAAAACCCAATAATCGAGTAATCTAGCACCCCTATGCCCCCTTTTGGGGAAAAGGGACTCCTAAAGGATTGCGCTATGAAACGCACATCCGATACTCATTTTTATGCTTCACCCCCCACCCCCATTATTTTGTACCCCCCTATACCCCTTCTTGTTTTCCACACCCTCACGTAGAGTGCGCGCACTCTACTAGCCCCCCCGGTAGGATTCCTTACCTCCCTATTGCACCCCCATATATTTTTCTGTTACATTTGCGCATCTTCCCCCGTTTACTCGGTGCCTATGATTGAACTTAGTGCTACTACGGAGCATCCAATTCCGTTTGACCTGTCCGATGAGGAACCAAAAACTCATGCGGATAGCATTGCTATTGCCGCTAATACTGCGGACCTAATTAGCCAGCTAGGACCCAGCATAGATTTCAACGAAGAAGACCTCAACGCTGCCAGTAAATTAATACTCGGTGCGGATAAACCAAGCAAGCCCAAAACCATTGCTGTATCTGCGCAGGCACAGGCGATATCTTCTCTAGTCAAAACATTTGACTTCAATGCGTTTGCTGACCAACTGCAAGCACGCAACTTTATTACCAATAGACTAATAGAGCTTGCCACCCACGGCGACCCCAAGGTAGAACTCAAGGCACTAGAGCTATTAGGTAAGCACTCGGACATCGGGCTGTTTACAGACCGCAGCGAGATAACAGTGCACCACACAACATCCTCTGCTCTAGAGAGCAGCATCAAAGAGCGGGTCAAACGTTTGCTCAATGCAGACGTAACAGACATCACGCCATTAGATGATCTGGATGCGCAGCTAGGACCAGCAAACCCTGAAGAAGTACTTATTGCCACTTTAAAAACAGACGACCAAACCCAGCAAACTGAGGTACAAAAAGGTGAGTGAAGTCACCCTTAAGGATATTGAAGCATTGCTAGCGTCAGGAAAGCTGACAGATTCTGATATGCGCGTGCTTGAAGCACAGCTAAGTAAACTAGAGAAGTTAAAAGACCGTGAACTCTGCCAAACAAAATTCATTAAGTTCGTCGAGAAGGTCTGGCCCACCTTTATTTCTGGTGCGCACCATAAGAGGATGGCCCATGCTTTTGAGCGTGTGGCAGATGGTACTTGCAAGCGGCTTATTATTAATATGCCTCCCCGTCATACTAAGTCTGAATTTGCTTCTTATCTGCTTCCAGCTTGGTTCTTGGGCCGTTTTCCTCATAAGAAGGTCATTCAAACGTCTCACACAGCAGAATTAGCGGTAGGCTTTGGTCGAAAGGTGCGTAACTTGGTTGATTCTGAGGTTTACCACGAAATTTTTCCCAGTCTTTCGCTACAAGCAGACTCAAAAGCAGCCGGAAGGTGGAACACCAGCAAGGGCGGTGACTATTTTGCTATTGGTGTGGGCGGTGCGGTGACCGGTAAGGGTGCTGACGTGTTAATTATTGACGACCCACACTCAGAACAAGAGGCTGCGATGGCAGCTAGTAACCCAGAAGTCTACGATAAGGTGTACGAGTGGTACACGTCAGGTCCGCGTCAGCGTTTGCAGCCCGGTGGAGCGATTGTTATTGTTATGTGCATGACCGGGGACACCCAAGTTCAGATGGCTGATGGGGCAACCATCCAGCTAAAAGACATACGGCCCGGAGACATGGTAGCTACGTTCGATAAAGGCCGATTGAGTGCAAGCAAGATCAACAATTGGCAGTCAAGTGGTGTTGATTCTATATACAAGATACAAACGCAATCTGGTATAATTCTTCGTGCAAACGAGAGGCATCCGTTTCTTGTGCTCAACGAAGGGGTAATGGAATGGACAAGACTGAAGGACTTGAGGCCGGGTATGTTGCTTGTAGCAACGAAGGATGCTTGCGCCCTGCAAGATCGCAAACGAAACCCGGAAAATGCGCAGCTTGCCAAGCAAGAGAGAGCTACCACCGGAAAAACCCAGACGCACCTAATCACCCAATTGGACACCACGGGAAGTGGAAAGGGGAAAAGTGTGGCTGTGGAAACCCCGCCAAAGCTAAAGGATTGTGCAGTTCGTGTTACCCAAAGCAATTTCCCCCAGCAAAACCAACCCCAGAGCAAAGCAGGGCTAGGCGTATCAAGCACAGGTATGGAATTACTGCCGAAGACTTTGTACGAATGGTCAATGAACGCGGCAACAAGTGTGACGTGTGTGGCAAAGAGCCTTTTACAAAAAATACAAGGGCGCACTGGAACGGCAAACTATGTATCGACCACTGCCATGAAACCGGAAAAGTCAGGGGGCTACTCTGCAACGACTGTAACCTCACCGTTGGATACGGAAAGACACCGAGCATTCTTGAACGAGCTGCATCGTATCTCCGATTTCACAGTTGACCAAATTGTTTCAATTACCCCAGACGGGCAAGAAGAAGTTTTTGATATAGAGATAGATCGAACTGAGAACTTCATTGCAAACGGGGTTGTAAGCCACAACACTCGCTGGTCTCAGCGGGATTTGACCGGTCAAGTAATTAAAGCTGCCGCTGCACGGCACGGAGAAGAGTGGGAAGTCATCGAGTTTCCTGCTATTTTGCCCTCCGGAAACCCACTTTGGCCCCAGTTTTGGTCTCTTGGTGAGCTAGAAGCGCTGCGAAACGAACTGCCAAACTCAAAATGGCAGGCCCAGTACCAACAAAACCCGGTAGGTAATGAGTCAGCTATTGTTAAGCGAGACTGGTGGAAAAAATGGCCCGAAAAACATCCACCACCTTGCGAGTACATACTACAAACGTGGGATACGGCTTTTGAAAAGAATAACCGGGCCGACTATTCTGCGGGGACGACGTGGGGTGTATTTAACTATGATGAAGATCGTGGGATGCCTAACATCATTCTGCTCAATACCTATCGCAAGCGGGTGGAGTACCCAGACTTAAAGCGTGATGTGCTCAAGGAGTACCGGGACTTTGAGCCGGACGGGGTGTTGATTGAGAAAAAAGCCTCGGGTGCACCTCTTATATATGACCTTCGAGCGATGGGTATACCAGTGCAGGACTTTACGCCCGGAAAGGGCCAAGACAAAATTGCCCGTCTTAACGCAGTATCAGACATAATTGCTTCGGGTAAGGTCTGGGTGCCCGATACACGTTGGGCAGAAGAGTTGGTAGATGAGATTGCTGAGTTTCCATCAGGTCAACACGACGACTTGGTTGATGCTACCACCCTAGCGCTTATGCGGTTTAGACAGGGTGGGTTTTTGCGTTTGCCCAGTGACGAGCCCGAAGAAGCTCAGTATTTCAAAGGCCACCGCAGCGAGCGGTTTTATACAGTTTAAAGACAAGGATAAATTATGGAAAAAAGTTTATACGCAGCGCCCCAAGGTATATCTGCTCTTGCAGGCGAGCCCGACATCGAGATTGAAGTTGAGAATCCAGATGCCGTACATATTGGTATAGGGGATATCGACATTGATCTTGAGCCACACAAGGAAGAAAGCAAAAACTTTGACGAAAACCTTGCCGACTTAATGGACGACAGGGACTTGCAGTCTTTGGGTAATGACCTTGTTGACGACTTTAATAAAGACAATATGGACCGTAAGGAGTGGATTAAAACCTACATTGACGGTTTAAAACTATTGGGTTTGCAGTACGAAGAGCGTACTGAGCCGTGGCAAGGCGCGTGTGGCGTGTTCCACCCCATGCTAACTGAAGCAGTTGTGCGCTTCCAGTCTGAGGCAATGACGGAAACTTTTCCGGCGCAAGGGCCAGTCAAGACACAAATTATTGGCGAAACAGACTTCGATAAAGAAGAATCGGCTGAGCGCGTGCGCGACGACATGAACTACCAGCTTACCGAGATTATGGTGGAGTACCGCCCAGAGCATGAGAAGTTATTGTGGTCGCTGCCCCTAGCAGGCTCTGCATTTAAGAAGGTGTATTACGACCCAAGCAAAGGGCGTCAGGTGGCGATGTTTGTAACGGCTGAAGATATGGTTGTGCCCTACGGAGCCAGTAGCCTTGAGTCTGCCGAGCGGGTCACACATGTGATGCGTAAGACGCAGAATGAAGTATTAAAGCTACAGGACGCTGGGTTCTACAGTGACGTGGACCTCGGTGAGCCCTCAGGTGAGTTGGATGATATTGAGAAGCAAAAAGCTGAGGAGCAGGGCATGTCTGCCTTGCAAGATGATAGGTTCCGTATCCTTGAGATGCACGTTGATTTGGACCTGCCCGGGTTTGAGCACAAGAACAAGAAAGGCCAGAAGACTGGGATAGCACTACCGTACGTAGTAACTATTGAGAAGGGCACGGCGAAGATTTTGGCTATCCGCCGTAATTGGTACGAGGACGACAAGCTCCACACCAAGCGTCAGCATTTTGTGCACTACCAGTACATCCCGGGCTTTGGCTTCTATGGGTATGGCCTGATCCATTTAATTGGTGGGTATTCACGTAGCGCCACTATGCTTATCCGTCAGTTGGTGGACGCCGGTACGCTCTCTAACTTGCCCGGTGGTTTGAAATCCCGTGGCTTGCGTATTAAAGGTGACGATACTCCAATTTCTCCGGGAGAATTTAGGGACGTGGATGTACCTAGCGGTTCAATCCGGGACAACATCTTGCCCTTGCCATACAAGGAGCCAAGTCAGGTTCTGTTTGCGCTGTTCCAAAACATCGTAGAAGAAGGCCGTGCATTCGCGTCAAGCGGTGATATGAATGTGAGCGACATGTCGTCACAGGCTCCAGTGGGTACAACTCTGGCTTTGCTGGAGCGCCAGCTAAAGGTTATGACGGCAGTACAAGCGCGTATTCACTACGCCATGCGTCAGGAGTTCAAGCTCCTCAAGTCAATCATTGCAGAGTACACCCCGGCAGACTATGACTACGACCCAGTAGATGCTCCACGCCAGATTAAGCAGGACGACTACCACCACGTTGACGTAATACCAGTGAGTGACCCCAATGCGGCAACGATGGCACAAAAGATTGTGCAGTATCAAGCGGTGCTCCAGTTAGCCCAGTCAGCACCCCAGCTATACAACCTACCAATGCTGCACCGTCAGATGATTGAGGTACTGGGTATTAAGAATGCCGAGAAGCTTGTACCAACCAACGAAGACGCAATGCCAACGGACCCGGTTCAAGAGAACCAAGACATTCTTACTGGTAAGCCGGTCAAGGCGTTCATTGAGCAGAACCACCCAGCGCATATTCAAGTGCATATGTCCGCTATACAGAACCCGCAGATTCAGCAGATGATGCAGGGTAACCCGCAGGCGCAGGCTCTTATGGCAGCGGCGATGGCTCACGTTAACGAGCACATTGCGTTTGAATATCGCAAGCAGGTTGAGCAGGCGATGGGTATACCCCTGCCTACCAAGGATAAAAACGAGCAGGTCAAGCCAATGGACCCACAGATGGCAGACCACATTGCTATGTTGGCAGCACAGGCATCGCAGCAACTTACACAACAGGCCCAGCAGCAAGCGCAGCAACAGCAAGCTCAGCAACAGATGCAAGACCCAGTGGTTCAAATGCAGATGCAAGAGCTTCAGCTTAAACAGCAAGACTTAAAGCTTAAAGCCCAGAAACAGGCCGCAGACGCAGCGGCTAAAGCTGACCAGATTCGTGTGGAAGAGGCGCGGATTGCAGCACAGAAAGAAATTGCAGCTATGCAAGTAGGCGCTACCGCAGCCGCCGCTCGGGATAAGTTACAAAAAGGCCAGCATGCAGAAGGCGTGCGCATGGGTATAGACGTTGCAAAGCATAAAGCCCAGCTTGCCTCCCAAGAACGTGTTGCAGCGCAGCAAAAGTTTCAGCAAAACCAACTACCTAAGAAAGGGTAAAAATGGAAAATGATCGGGTGCTAAAGCACCTTGCTAATGAAATAAGTAAATTACGTACCGACCAAGTATCGTTTCTTGCGAGTGGTCGAGCAGGCGATTTTGCCGAGTATCGGCATATCTGTGGAGTTATCCGGGGTCTAACTCATGCAGAAACCATCGTTAAAGACCTTGTGCAAAAAATGGAGCATTTTGATGATTGAATTTAACGCCGCCGCTGTGGACCTCTCCGGTATTCTTAATAAGGGTAACGAAGATAAAGCCAAACAGTTGCCTGACCCTAAACGCTTTCACATACTTGCCGTAGTTCCAGAAGCTATGGAAGAGTATGCCGACAGCGAAATTGGGATAGTCAAAGACAGTAAGACCATGTATTACGAAGAAGTACTGACCCCAGTATTATTTGTAGTCAAACTTGGTCCTGATGCGTATACAGACGCTACCCGGTTCCCTAGTGGACCGTCGTGCAAGGAAGGTGATTTTGTCATCGTCCGCCCCAATTCAGGAACTCGCCTGAAGATTCATGGTCGTGAATTCCGCATCATTAATGA